TTTCTGACGGATGTTGGACGGGTGGCGCCACGCTGCGACTGCTCGTATATCTGAAGGGCCACGTCACCGGGTTTAGCCATATCAATCGGGACATCGCCAGCAGTCTGCCTGATGTCTTGAAGGGCCGCGCCCGCCCGTTTCGTACTCGGGATGAGCCCAGGTGGCGGAATATCTTTCGGCAAGGGCGGTTGCCCGCTTATCTCGTGCGCGTGTTCCAATTGTGCGCGCAGTCTACTTGCCGGAGTAACTGCCTCAGGCGAAGATCCTGCAAGATTTAATCCAAGCGCCGCCACTGCTGGGGCTGCCGAGCCCGCTGCGTGCCCCAAAACTCCCGATGTGTCGCCAGCCGCCGCCGCTTGTTCCATTCCTGGAACATCCGCGCCGACCGATTGCGCAACTGGTGCCGCAACGCGATAAAGCGGCGAATAGCCCGCAGCCTTACGGGCCGCATCGGCATTGGCTGAATCCCTAGCAGCGGCTTGCTTTGCTTCCAAATCCATTCCCGGGTATGGATTCTGTGCTGCGGGGTGAAGCAATCCCGACAGCGTACCACCTGCTGCTTTTAGGAAGCCTTCCTGCTCTGGCTGTGGTCCCGCGACGTCGAAGGGGATTATCTTGCCACCCGCTTTTACTGCATCTTGCGTTTTATCGGCTGGAATATACCCCTGCGTGCCATCTGGTGCCGCCATGTGGACGGCCATCTTACCGCCTGCTTGCAACGCATCGTGCAATCGTTCATACGGAACTTCGCCCAAGGTCCCATCTGGCGCATAAATTTGAATGAGTGGCGTTGCCGTGCTGCCCATTAAGGTTTAACCTGCCCGCCGAACTGAGAAAAGAAAGGATGCTGACCACTAGCCGCAGGCGCTGCGGGCTCTCCCGGCTTGGCAATGCGGGATTTAATCTCCGCAATTTGTCCTTGATAGGCTTGGTGCCGGTTTGCAAAGTCGGTTTTCAACTGATTAATCGAGGCCATCATGGCCGGGAAAGGTAGATTCCCGTCGAGGACTTGCTGCGCTTCATGCCGCGCTGAATCAGACAGGACACCCGAAGCATTGGCACTCGTGAGCACCTTTGCTGCTTCGTTCTGGGCAGTGAGAAGCGCAGTCTTAAACGCCGCCATTTCAGGGGTGCCGATCATTTTCTCGCTAATCATTCGGACTGGGATGTTTGCATAGCGCGCGCCGAGGTCAGGAACTTTTGCACCAGCCTTGGCTACTTGATCCAAGTTCTTGATAGCGGTGTTTTCAAAAGCGTTCACCGTATCAAACTGGCTTTGTAGTTTCTTCAGCGAACCTGCATCGGCGGTATATGTAGCCTTATTGGCCGCAATGTTCAGATCGCCGCCCTTAGCGGCTTCGTTCAAAATCTGCGCGGACATTGCAGGACTGCGCAGGCCGGTCGGCAAACTTCCCGTTTGGGCGAAGTTCTCTCCGAGTGCCTGTTTGGCTTGCGGGGTCAGGAGCGATTGCTGCAAATTGACCTGGGCGACCGGGACAAGAGTCTTGCGCTTCTCGTAGCCCTTTTTCCATGCCAAATCATCAGCGGAAACCTTCTGGCCCTGGGACTGTGCGGCCACGATTTGCTCATAGCGCCGATCTTCAAGCGTGCCAGGGGCTTTCAATCCAGCCCGTTCTTGCGGAGTAAGTTGCGCTTCCTGCTGCTTAATGGTGCTCTCGGCCTTTTCTCCGGGCAGTTTTGCTGCAGCCGCTGCTGATTCTTCATCGGCTTTCTTCGCTTCCCTGCGCGCCTTCTCTTGATCGAGATATTGTGCAGTCGTTTTCAATCCAAGCAACGATGCCGCAAACTGCTGCCGCGGCATTGGATTGTTCGGATCTAGGCCAATATCCGGCCTAATCTGATTCGCCTGCTGCGCGATGCTTGACCAATTGTTCAGGTAATCTTCATCAGAAAGTTTCGAAGCCTGATCGCCCAAAGCAGAAAGTTGGTCCGCATGGTACTTTTCTGTGTTCAATCTCTTTTCGTCAATTTCTGCGAGGGTCTTGACATGATCAAGATGCGCTTTTTGGAGCATCTGATACGTGGGCAGAGACACTTTTCCTGCCAATTGCGGAAGGGTCTTTTCGAAGTCTCCATTGTTCTGCGCGAGCATGGCCTGCACGGTATCCGAATCCTGTTTCTGGCGTCTCGCTTGGTCGAGCTGAAGCTGCTGCATTTGCAGATCATTCTTTTGCGCTTCCAACTGGCCGGGTTGCAGCGCATTCTGGCCCTGCAAATTCTGATTCTGATTGTTTAGGAGCTGCTGTTCGCCCCAATCCCGAATCTGGGGCGGACGACCCATTAGGGCTACAAGAGGGATACCCATAGGCTAGGACGTGCCCTTTCTACGCGTAGAAAGTGAGATTTCTGATGATATTTTCAATTCCAAGCCTCTTACCATTACCCTGGCTGTCCGTAGTCTGCTGAACCCGGTGTGCCCCAAAGTGCGGTGCTTGTCGGGGCCTGGCCGAATTTAAACATGTTGCCCAGACTCCCTAGCGAGTTCGTGATTCCGCCTAGCGCTCCATTCCAAGCATTCGCTGAGCCGATGTAGCCACTTGCGCGCGCCGCGCCTGCATTCTGAATATCCTGTCCGACTTGGTGCGAGGTATCAGAATTGATTCCGGCGATGTTCCCAGCGCCAGCCTGGAGCAAGCCGCCCAGAGACGAACCGGCTTGTGCGCCAAGCCCTGCTACGCCGGAAAGTCGGTTGTAGAGGTTGTTCTGGTTCGAGTTGAACGTGTTGAAGTTCGTGCCATAGGTCTGCAATGCCCGGTTGTAGACGTTGCCGTATTCGTTTGATGCATCGCCTTGCGCATAATCGTTGATTGCTTTGGCGGTATTACCGGAAAGCAGCCCGCCGCGCGCCGCGGCTGAGTTCTGGAGCGCCCCGAGTCCTTGCTGCAGCCGGAACTGATAGCCTGGATCGTTTTGCTCTGTGACTCCTGTTGGCGCTTCGAATGAGCCGTAACCCTGAGTAAGCGATCCGCCAGGCTGAAGCAATGACGAAAGATTGCCGATTGCGGATTGTCCAGCAGTGTTATAGGGCTGTAAGTCCGCTTTCTGCGTTCCCGCTACGCCTGTTTGATAGTTTGTCGAGAGATTCTGATTATCGCGTGCGGTCTGAGCAGCTTGATTCGCTGCGGCCTGTTGGGCTTTGGCTGCCTTATCCGCAGCGCTAGAGCCTAGAATCCCGCCTAGGAGATTTCCGAAAATGCCGGCTGCTGGCGCTAAAAAGCCCATTTAAGTATCCCTTTCACAGTATTTGCCCTCTATGCTTACCTGAAAACGGAGGTGTAACCGGACCGCCACTGGGCCGCAAACCAACCAAATAAAAACCCCAGACGCCTGAGGTGTTGCTCGTATAACTGCATGACATGCTATAGCCAGTAACCGTGGTGACGAGTCGGTATCCGGTGGCTGCTGGAACCAAGTTCCCGACCTGCGTAAAGGCCGCATTCACTGTGGTCAAAGACGTAGCCGTGAATGCATCGCAATTCCCAAAAATGACTTCGTTAGGCACAAGTGTCGTCAAACTATTTGAGGTCACCGTGGCGGGAGTGGCGGTAACTCCCGTAGTAAATCCGGTGTTATCACTAGCGATGAAATTTGCGTTTGAAAATTCTGCCACCGCTACCACATAGCCGGTATACGCACAGCTAACCGTGTCGGCCCCGGAAGACGGAGCTATGCCCGCCATTATGGTCAAGAGCGAGTTGTTGACCGCTCCTCCCGTTGCTTTTGGCTTCATATTGGCAAGCGTGAGTAGTTTGTACGCTGTGCCCACGCTGTCAGTGCAGAAACCTATTTTGGCTCTGTCAGCTCCAGCCCCCATATTCACCATGAGGGTATTTCCTGCCGTCACGTTGCTGGGAAATGCCAAAGTGTTATCGCCCAGGTGTCCCGCTGCAACGCTGGTTCCTTGGACAAAGGCAATGCTATTCAACGCAGTGGCGATGGCGAAGGTGGTTACTTTAGTTGCTGTGTGCACAGCTCCCGCGTCTTGCACCTGAATCGTTGCGGTGTAGTTATTGCTGACCGTTGGCGTCCCAGTGATTGCGCCTGTGCTGGAGTTGATTGAGAGCCCGGTCGGAAGCGCGCCCGCGCTGATTGACCACGTATAAGCCCCAGCGCCGCCTGTCGCCAATTCGGTGTAAGCGTAGGTGTGCGTCGTATCACCATCGGGAGCAGCCGCTGGACTGTTGATAGCTAACGCGTTCGACTTGAAAGCAACATTGAAAAGCGTGCCAGAGGTGCCACCATTGTCAGCGGTGATAGTGTTTCCCGCTCCCGCTGCGCCGCCGATGCGAAGAAATCCCGATCCTGAGTCCGCACCCGCCGTCGAGCCAACCTGCCACCATGTTCCCACATCCGCATCTTGAACACCTTGCCATCCGGCGCTGTTGTCGTTTCCAGCGCCCCCGTAAATACAATCCCCATTGAACGCAGTGGTAATACTCGGAGTGGTGATCGTGGCGGGTGTACCAGCGAATGTGGAGGTCGCTGAGCCGTCCGTTGTGGTGACATCGCAGGGAGTTCCAGTCAACTCCACTACGCTCATGTTCATAAACTGGCCACTGGTCACAGCCAAATGAAAGGTATTGGCACCACTTGAGCCCGCTACCGCCGTAAGCACCGCTATTTTTTCAGTGTGCGTGGTGTCGGTGAGACGAGCGGTATACGTAGTGCCGAGAGAATCGGTGACGACTGCCGCATTGCTGGTTCCAAAATAACTCACGCCCACGATGATCGCGTCCCCGTTGCGCGTGGCCGGACTCATCACGCAATCGAGAGTTGCCGTATTGCCTTCAACGCTGCACGAAGTGTAAATAGGAATAGTGTTGAACTGCGCGAGCGCCGCGCAGGGAAAGAGCGAGACAAGAAATAACAGGACTACTCTTGGCAACTCAACACTCCATTGACGAATTTTGCCGTCGCGACAGCCGTCACGTTCATGGCAATCGCGTCATTGGCCGCAACGCTTGTAGTTGTAAAGTCTCCCAGACTGGTCGAAGTCACCGCCGTACCGCTGGAGATGCCCACACCGCTGGTATTGATTGAATTACCGCTGGTAGGGATCGCAGTTCCGAGGGCGACTTTCCAGAATTTCACGGTGATCGTGCCAGCATCAATCTGCAAAGTGTAACGATTGATAGTGCAAGCGAATGGCACGCTGATGTAGTCGGTGGTTGTAGATGCAACGGTGAGTGCCGAGCCTGCCGGGTCCCCAATGGCGAAAGAAATTCCGTGATTAGTGTGTATGACGTTAGAGGCTTGCGACAGCACTCTTCCTTTGACATCAATCGTCGTGGTGCAAGAGTGAGTCGCATCTCCACAAGCGCCAGCCGTGGCCACGGTGGCTAAAGTCGTTACGAGACTTCCAGAAGTCGTGACGTCGCCCGATAAATCGCCGTTCGTGATACTGGTTGGCCCCGAGAATTTGGTTAGATTGCCGTTGGCGGGTGATCCTGTGGTGGTAACTCCTCCTCCGGCGGCCGGTGTTGAAGAAACCCACACCGAACCATTCGACGTGAGCACATTTCCGCTCTTGCCAGGATCTGAAAGCCCAGTCCCACCATTGCTTACGCCCAGGATGTTCTTTACCTGAGTCATAAGGTTTATTTGTGTGTCGGACGGAGTACTAGCCACCAGCACCAAAAACACGAGTAATCCAATGAGCCCCTTAGAAGCGATACCACGCAACATGCGTGTCTCCTGGAGAGGGCACAGTAAAGTAATTCGCCACATTCGCGGTCAATGCATAATCCACGTTGAGGGTTTGCAATACTCCGTTTTTGAACCACATCAGAGAACTTTGCGGATTCGGAGAGTGACTGAAAGTAAAAATTGAATTCAAACCGTCAATTGCGCCCTGTGGCACTTCCTCATCGGCAAAATTGAAACTTGCCGGCGGCGCGCCTGCCTTGTACTGATTCAGAACAGAATCGTAAATAATCGCTTGCCCATTCGTCGGACTCGCCACGCTGGCTGCAAATGGAATTCCTTCGATTCCGATGACCTTCTGAGTGGTGTTCGTACCGCTCAGGTCCCCGCCGGCGGTGAATAATCCGGTCACAATGTCAATTGAAGCTAATTTGTTGACTAGTTCTTGGAAAAACTTGATCCAGGGCCAGGAAATACCGCTTCCTGAATCAGTGCCGGATAGGAATCTGGTACTCAGAAGCGCTGTACCCATCCTATTTTTCGTGATCGCCACTTTACGCGCCTATCTCCGCATAACCGGCTACGATTCTCCAGGGAATTGGATCGCTCATGGAAATTTGATAGACGCGATCCCGCGCGCGCCCGAGTCTGCGTTTCATCACGCGTGCTTTGAATTCTCCGGCCTGCCCGCAATCCAGAATGTACTCATTGCTAAAACTGTGACCTGAATCGTTGCTCCAGCTAATAGAAAGTTGCGGTGCCCGAGTAATCGTGCCGCTGCTGCCTGTATTCGCCGCTCCGTTAATGTCCACATAAAAAGTGAATAGGAGCGTGCCGCTTTCACCGATCATCGCGAGACTGGTTAGGTAATTCGCGTTGTATGCCGCTGGGGTGAGTACCAAAGCTCCATTTATATCGACGCCCAATAGCCAAGAAGTCGTGTTCGTATCCGCATCATTGAAAAACAATATCTGTGGCGTGCCAGTTGCCCCCGGCGTCGACGTCAGCGATCCGCTATCCGTGATTCCCATTGACCAGAGAGCGCCATTTGGATCGGCTAGAATAATGCTTGTCGGTATGCCCGTTCCAGGGAGTGCGGGAATGGACCCTAACCCAGTCTCAAGAAAGATTTGCACTTGATGATGCGTTGAGAATTTCTGATCGTCCGAGATATGCGCAGCTCTGCGGACCCGACGAATCAGGCTTCCATTATCGGTAGCGAAGTCCCAAGTACTTCCGTTCCACTTCGGAATCTCCATATCGTAAATCTTTTCACTTTGCCAATCGCCTACGAGGTGTTTCCCGAAGTTGAAAGTGTGAACTTGGCTATGATGGGCTTCGAAGAATCCAGCGCCGGCGTTCCAGAATCCTACTTCGTGCCACATATTTGTAGCGGTATCGTAGCGCCAGCTTTTGTTCGCGCTGGGAAAATAGAGATGATAAAAGTTGTGGCCTTGATCCTGGAACGCATAGGAAATAGCGTCAGAGATTCGGCTGGTTCGGCTATAATCCTGAAAAGCAAACTCCACTGCATGATTTGAGATGCGCGTCGGAGTGTAGCCGGAAGCCCTCCAAATCATTCCCTGCCCGCGTTCGTCGATTCCCGGCCAGAGAATTGTGTTGTCGAGCTTCGCAGGGCCAAACTTTGCTACACAGCCCTGCTCAATAAACGCGCTCTGATTCGGTTCGAACGGAAACGGGAAAGCGCCCGTATTCTCATAAACCAGAGCGTACCTTTTGCTGAAAAGCCAAATTTCCCGATGATCGATAATCATCGAAACGATATTGTCGGGGAAAAGCGAAACGATTGTGGTACTGAGTCCCGGCCAGGTTGAACCATCTTCCACGGCAGAAGCGTAAATCTGCCTAGAATCTGTAATCAGAACGATGAAGAATCCGTCACTGTAACCTACTAGGGAAACTGCCCCGCTGAAATTTGCCGCTGGGATCGTCGAGAATGCGCCGCTACCCAAATCCAGAAGATAAAGCGTGCCTGCACTCGCAATCAGAAGCTGTTTCGAGCTTGCGGCCATTGAGACAAGTTGACTGTCGTCTAATACTGTTCCTAGAACTGAACTGGATTGATTCGAAAATACTTCCATCACATTCGTCTTCGCTACAGCGAATGTCCTGCCATTGATTGTCAGCTCCCCACGGACGCTCAATTTGCCCGCAAGCTCCCATCGACGGTGTTAACGATGAAATATTGGCTGTTCAGGCTGGCCGAAGCATCTCCCGGGAAGGCTCCTGCATTGCCAAAATTCGCCCATAGAACTGGCTCATTGATGACCACGGCAGGGAGAATGTTGCTTCCTGGATTATTGTTTGGCGGCGTATAGAAGACCGCAGGTTCAAGAATCATCTGGTTAGACATCGATTCCCAGAATGTAAATGGACCACCGGCAGTAAAGAACGTGGTCAGCGACAACTTCACGGAATTCGCGACCGTGTCTGCTGGACTGATTCGCACATTAGGATCGTTGCCGCCAGAATACGGAGTGGTTCCAAAATTCGCCTGAGCCACCGAATAGACCGGAACGTTCAGCAAATTAGCTCCAGGAGCCGGAGCTACAGAGACTCCGGTGACATTCGCTGCTTTAATCTGCGCGGAAGTGATTTCGGTATGAGTGCTGAATAAATCTCCGGTACCGGCGATCAGTGTCCCTGCCGAGGTGTCGATCACCAGATATTGCAGATAGACCGTTGCGGTGGTGTCCCCTGTCGCGGCCGGGATATCCGAAACATTTGTCCAACTGAGCGGCTGATTCACGACCAGCGCCGGATCGATGTTCGAGACGAATCTGCCGCCCTCTTGTTCCATCGAATCGGCTGAAAAGAGGAATCCGTTTCCATCGAAGAACTGGAACATGTTCGCCGTGATGATCGGCGCGGCGACCGATCCGTAACCAATCCGCGGCGATGGAACTTGATTTAGTCCCGCAGTGTTGAAATGGTGCCAAACAATTGCCGTCAACGGCATGAGAACTTGGTTCGCGCCCGGAGCAGCGACCAACTGGATCGGCGTTGCGTTGGCGTTTTTGATCTGCGTAGTTGTCAGATTTTGGAATGAGCCATGCACCATCTTTGGCGCGCCGTTCACAATCTTCCCAGTGACCACGTTTAGAACATAGAACTGCACATTCAGCACCGCTGTTCCGTCACCAGAGCCATTAGTGGGACTGAAATTGTCGGTCCAGCATAGCGGCTGATTTACGAACTTGGCTGGCGAAAGATTCTGCCAGGAGGGAAGCGCCAAAAGTGATTCGACTTTGTTGACACTAGCCTTGAACACTTGAGTATCAATAGGCAGAACGAAACTAGTTGCAATATCCGCCTGATTCGAACCTAAACCAATGATCGGATTCAGTCCCCCAGGCCCTGTGTATGGTGTCGTCACGAACGTATATTGCACGACTGCCGACAGCGGAACGATAACCAGATTCGGGCCCTGCGCAGGAACCAATTGAATCGGAGTCGCGAAAGAACTATTCAAATCGGCTGCGGATAATGCTCTGCGAACATTCTGCAATCCAGCAGTCCCACCAGGAGGAGCCAAATCTACAAATTGTTTCGTTCCCGGACTGGGATACAGAACAATCTGTGAATTCCCTGCCCCGGACTCGATGACTTCCGGGTACAAATTCATCGTTTGCTGACAATCGGCATTTACTGACTGGCTCGAATAACTCGGGCCAATCAGAGGAAACTTGCCCATCTCTAGCGCGTGCCGCCAACCGGCATATCGCTTCGCCAATCGTAGTAACCGCCGTCAGGGTCAACGAGCGCGCCATCAATCCCACTCTGCACAGATGGGATGTTCAATCGCTTCAGCTTGGCTTTGGTTTCTCTGGCTTGGGTTGTCACCGAACTGACGGTAAGTTGCGAATATTCGCCGGGATATTCCGCGATCAAATCAACGGCCAAATTATAGCGAATGGCCTTGAGGTAACCAGGCGGGAAAGTGACGTCGGTCGTGAGGTCTGGAAATTGAAGCAGGCTCGACCAGCTATAAATACGGGTGTTAACGGTGGATTGCGGGACAGGGTAAAAACTGAGATTGCGCAGCGGAAATGCTCCATCGTCATAGACATAGAGCGGCAAAGTGCTGGTGATTACTTTGACTGGCACGGTTTGCCAATCTTCATCGCTCAGCATTTCCATTGGAAGCTCGAGCGGTTGAGCAGGATTGGCCAGATTCACAATGCTCATGCGCTCAATGCGGGATGGTCGAGGAATGTTGAAATTACCGCCCGCGCCAAGCGTATAGACCTGCTGGCCCGGTACAAGCGGAAATTCGCTGATGAGCTGGGTGAAAATCATCAGCCGCTCGGTGTTCCAGCTATCGAGCATCTGATTCAGAACCACCAGGCCATCAGCGGCTTCATCGGCTGGCATAGTTTCACCTGATGCCAGCACGCCGATGAGCCGAAAAGAGCTTGAAAGCAGGTCTTGCGCGTTCACTTGTCTTTCGACAGCTCCGCGAGGGATTTATAGCCTTGGGCGATGGCTTTTTTCTCTTCTTTTTCATCGCTCACGACGATTTCAAGATGACGAGTCACCCATGCTTCATAACTCTTGATGTCTTTTTTCTGGTTGTGCCCGGTCAATTGCAAAAGATCTGTTTCCTTGTCCCGCCAAACATCGAGCGGTGTGTTGTCGCGCTCGTATTGGATCTCTTCCGCTGTGCGCGCGCGATAAAGCCCCTTCGGATATTCCTGGTGGACATAAGCAGCATGAATGTAGCCCGCTTCCCTACCTTTGTAGACGTGCGGACCTTTCGCCGGCATTCCCGCGTCTGGTATGTAAACGTCTTTTACGGGCTGTGCATCTTGAACCAGCATTGGTGCTCGTGTTGCCATGATTTCCTTTCAAAAAAAGTGAGGGAGCGCCGGAAAAAGCACGCTCCCCTTGGGTTGAATTGTTTAGGTGAGTACCACGACACCCGCGCCGCCCTGAGACAGAACGTGCCAGACACCGTTGCATGCCCGCAAGATCAATCCAGCGCCACGGAATGCCGGGAAGGTCGCGGTGGTTTTAAGCGCCGTGCCATTCGCCAACAGAGTCGTAGCGGTGAGAGTGTGTGCGTTCGTGGTGTCGGACCAGATCTGAATGATGTTGCCCTCCGCAGATGCCGGAGGAGCCGCCAGCGTCATAGCGTCGACGCCAGCCGTCTTGACAACATAGAACCCTGCGACGGCAGGATTAATGGCATCAGCAGCGCCAGTCAGGAAAATACCCGGCCAAGTGAGCGCCGGTTCGATTTGACGCTGAGTTAGCGAGGTGGAAACAAACTCGCCAATCTGCGGAAAATCGCCCGGTAGACCAGCCTGCACGTTCGCACCAGTAACGTGCGCCGCCGCAGGAGTGCCCTGTTGACCACGGATGACTTGCACGGTCGTACCGCTAAGGGCCGTGACAAGCATAAATTCCTGGTCGACAAGCAAATAGGTGATGCCAACACCTGTGGTGAAGTTGGGAGCCAAGATACCTGTTGCGCTCGCAACTCCAAATTGTGTGTCTGATGCTCCGATTGCGCCGGAGAGCGTAGTTTGATTGATTGCCATTTTCTATAGTCTCCTTAGCTCGCAATCCGAACGGCCAACTCGGGATACAAGGTGGCGAAGCCATACAGAACGTCTGATCTGCATGGGAAGCGGTCAGTGTTGATGTCATAAGCACGAACCAGGCGAATGCTGACGCCCAATTCCTTGCTTGACGCACGCTTGGCGAAATCCACGCCGCCAGGGAGCAGCAAGTCTGCAGTCGCGAATGCGAATGCGTCCTTGTGGAAGCCCAAGCCGCGGGGAGACGAAGTGTTTGCCGCGCCCTGAATGACGATCGCCTGCCCTGAAGTCGGGGAAGCAGTAACCGTCTGGAAAGGCCCGGAAACAACTACGCCCAATCCACCAGGACCTGAAATCGGAATGGTTGCGTTACCCGCACCATCCGAGAACACATCCGCCGTCACGACAAACTGACGGAGAACGCCGGTGGACTGCTTGTTTTGGGGATTGACAGCGAACGAACCGGGCAGGGTAATGATATCTCCACGAGAGAGACGTTTCGCCGCGGCAGCCGTCCAGCCGTTGGTGATAATGGAATTGCCGGTCTGAGCTGCGCCGTTGATAACGGGCGCGCCGCCAAGCGGACCAACCACTTGCGTGCGAACGTTTTGGTCGAGATACCAATCGTCAAAACCCAACGTCATCGTGCCCATCAAGCCTTTTTCATACTGCTCGCTGAGCTTTCCAGGAGCATTGAAAAGGTTGGTGAGTGCGTTGACGATGGTTGCCTGCATGGTCGGGGAAAGCACCGCACAGCGTTCGCCATCGCGAGGAGCCGCTTCATCATCGAGCCGTGATCCGACCTGCAAATAGGTCAGAGCCGTGTTCGGTACGCTTCCAGGAGTGCCGATTTCGTTGTAGACGTTCAAATATTGGTTCAGTCCATCGAAATCGATACCGTTGGAGACGTTAGCGAGTGCCGGTTTCAGGAAACGAGAACTGAAATCGTCGATTGAGAGCGTCAAATCCTGCGATGTGAAGGAAATATCCACGCCGCGCTGTGTGGTAAGCACCAGCGGAACGATAGTTTCCGTCGCATCTTCGACTTGAAGCCCTTGGCCGACGCGCCCGAGATACCGAGGCGGTTTGCGAACGTTCAGAACGGTGCCGATCTTCGCACCGGACTGCCCGTACATATCCTCGTACTTACGGCTGATTTGTCTGGTGAAGGTTAATTCGTTTACCAAGATCCGCAGCGCTTCCCGCGTGATCTTAGTGTCTGTTAGGAGTGTATTAGCCAACTACTTATCGCTTTCTACGGCCCTGCGTCTCTTTGTTCCGCTGGCGAATCCACTCGTCATCGGAGAGATCGTCATCTTTGACCGTTGATTTTGTTCCCGAAGCGCCCACTGGCTTGATCGGAGGTGGGACTTTGGTAACGGGTTTTTCATCCGAAGGATTTTCCGGCCTAGAGAGCGAATTGGAGACACGCCAAACTGCCTGCTGAACTTTTAGGGGAGATAAACCGCCAAGATTTGCGAGTTCTTCTCGATTCTTAGAAAAGTGATAGAGCACTTCCGCGCTGTTATCCAGGGAAGAAACAACTATCTGGAACGCAATTGCGGCTTTGCGATCCTCGGCACTTTCGTCATGCCAAGGTGTTTTCGCGCTATTCACTATTTCATCGAAATCGGGATATTTCGTGCGGGCTTCAGAAACGCGTTGGGCATGAGCTTCGAAGAGTTCTTGTGCTTCGGCTGCTTCTTGCTCAGCAATCTGCTGTTTCTGCTGGCTTTCGTCACGTTCTCGCAGTGCTTGGCGGGATGACCAGAGATTGTGAGCCTTGATCCAGTCCGTAAGGATGTTGAAATCATCTTCCTTAGGTTCGGGGTCACCATCTTTGGCCGGTTGAGCCGCTTTGTCCTCGCCCTTTGCAGGGCCGGATTTCAGCCGCTCAACTTCTTCCCGTAGGTCGTAAATCGTCGCAGTGAGTTTGTCGATCCGTTTTTGTACTCCATGTTTCTTCGGTTCGTTTTCGCTCTTATCATCCTTCACTTCTTCCGGGTCCGAATCGGAAGCAGTTTCCGCGGGTTTCCCCGCGTCGGTGTTTTCTACCTGTTTTGGCTGCGTTACCTCTGTAGGTTTCGCGCCTTCAGCCGGCAGACCCGCTGCAAGTTTTACGTAATCTTCTGCACTTTCCACTAAAATATCGTCAGGCATTTATGCTCCCGAATTTTGACCTGGTGATCAGATCCGCCAGTAGATAACTCATTCTTGTCCTTGATTCGCGGTGGCCATTTCCTCGTCGTGGGCCTGATTCACTGCGGCCATGTCCATATCGTGGGACTGGTCCGCTTGTTGGCCTTGTGCGGCCGCGGCTTGTTGTTTCGCAGCCATGTCTTGCTGATGGGCTTGGTCTGTAGCCTGTAAAGCCACATCATGCGCGGCATTATGGAGTAATTCGTATTGCTTCAGCTCCGCATCCGCATAGGATTGGTGCGCATCTTTGCTGGCGTTAATCTGCGCGACCGCAATCTTGGTAACTTCCTGCATCTTGACGATGGTTTGTTTCGATAATTCTTGGGCCTTCGCAATTTCCACTTTGCCTTGCTGCTCGACTTGCTTCGTCTCGATGATCTGCTGGGCTTGCTGTAGATGCTGGCTGACGAGCGTCAGTTCCTGCACCATCTGCTGATGCTGTGTCTGTAATTGCTGAATTTGCGATTCCTCGTCGCCCATGTCCTGCAATTGCGGCGGCAGCATCTTTTTCAGGCGCTTGGCGATTTCCTTGGCACCCGGAATATCCATTTCGCCAACGAGCAAATCTCCGATGATGGGCAAAAGCTGCGGATCGGCCTTTACTAATTCCAATTGCGTAGCGACAGCTTCTTGACGCTTGCTTTGATAGCTTGGACCAACCTGAACAGCAACATCGTAGCTGCCCACGCCAATGTCATAAATTTTCTTGATCTGATCAGTGAGAAGTTTCTTCGCTGCTGCTTCCTGTGAGGGGCCATTCTGGGTTACTACCTGCTTTACCGAGCCGTCAGGATTGATAATCCGCATCACGCGCGGCGTGTCGTAAACCACCCGCATCAGGTCAAGAATCACGCGACCTTCGTGGAGAATCGAGCGCGCCTGATTATCGGAGAAATTCAGAGTTGCAAGATCGCCCTGCTGCTTACGCTGCGCAATCGCTCTGCCGGATTGTTCAGGGCCTTTCTGTCCCAGGGATGCGTCATACAACCCGATGCTGGCCTTTAGATCATTGTCGGCCAGCATAATCATCTGGTTATAACCCTGAATGTTGGCTTCGGAATTTGCTCGCTGCGGAGGTCCGATTGCCGTCCCATTCACATCGACCGGGTTGTATTCGAGGTAAGGGAAGTTCTCTACGTTCGCCCGTTCCCATTTCTGCTCTAGATTCTCTGCCTGCCCAACTGCGAGGATATAGGGCGCTTTCGGAAGGATCGCGATCGCTTCAGCGGCTCCCGAATGCATGAAATTGTATTGGCGTTGAGGGTGTTTGGCATCGCGGACAAATCCTTTGAGCACGCGCTTGCCATCGATAATCATTTCCTCGCCCAATACCGGAATGAGAGGGATATATTTGCCCAGCCAATCCTGTTCTTCAAGGACTTCGGCGGCCGTAATCTTGGCCCACTTGACTTTGCGCCTGCCCCGTTTCGCACTTTCGGGCTTTTCTACGTAGAAGTATTCAGCGATTCGGACGTGTTTTTCGTTAATCCATTCAGGCTGTGAGTTTCCAACTGCTTGATACTCTTCAAGAGAAGCATCTTCCGCCCTGGGATACTGCGCATGGAACATCTTGGTCGGAACGTCCTCAATGATAAAAGCAAATTCCGCATCTGAGTAATCCGGCTCCATGCAGCGCGGATCAAAATAGACCGTGAACTGATCCTTGATCGGCTTGATGCGGATTTCCTGTTCATCGCCTTCATCATCCGCATACTCGGTTACAATGCGCCGGTAGCCGAATCCGGTAATGACCATCTGCTCGAATGAGATGTCGCGGGCCACATCAGCGTTGCTGTTGACTTCAATGTGCCGGACAATTCCCTGCTGAATTTCGGCCGTCTCTACGTCTGAATTATCCCCAATGGGATTTACAACAATGGCCGGCTTGTTCTGCCGCTGCTCATTGCAAATCTGCCGTTTGAACTGCGGCAGGTGATTCATCACCAAACAAGGGCGTCCGCGCTTCTTACGGATGCTTTGAATGGCATCGTCCCACTGCTCACCGCTATAGAATTTCAGATCCGCTAAAGCCTGCTCTCGAATATCCGATTCAGCTTCAGCCGCCAACTTGAAGCGTTCCATAGCTAACTCAAGAAACGCTTTTTTGCCGCGCTTTTCGTCAGGCATCTATGCTTATTTTGTCTGGCAATTCTTGGACAGTTGCCGTAGCAGGCTTGGCATCTTTCGGAACAATGCAGAAAATATCGGCCTCTTGTACGAGATGATATTCCGAGCCAATTTGTCCGCTCGAATCATCCCAGCGCGAACCGAAATAACAGAACTGGCCGGGCTTCACGACAGGCACTTGGAAATAGCCGTCGATCCACTCCCAATGCCCACAACCATCAGGGTCATCCACTGTGGGTGCATAAAACTTCCACCATTCACCAGGAATCCACCTACCCGGTCCAACCGCGATAATCTCCCCTTTGATGGCTTTCTTTTGCGCGACTTGGGGAACGTAAATCAGGCCCACTCTTTGCTCAGGTTCATCAATTCTGCGAATCAAAACACGATCATTTCGGGGTTGAACTGTTTTCACTTTGCGGCCATCACTTCTTTCAGACTCATCTTGCGGCCCACTTTCGCTTTGTAGCCGGTTTTGCCCACGCGTGGCTTGAGGCTGCCTTTCGGTGTCGAGGCATCCCATTCGGCAACTTTAGCGGCTCCGCCGAGCGCTTTCAGACCGGCTGGCGAATGTCCCCATGCGGCTTGTTTGGCTGATTTCCAGGGCATTAGTGATTCCACTTTCGAGCGTTGATTGCGAAGGTCGCACGCTTGCGTTCCGCTGGCGAACTAGAATGCTTTGCGCTCATCAATTCGCCCATCGTCAATTTCTTTCCCTTCTTGACGCCGAGGTTTTTATGCAAAAGCCCTTTGTGCGAAGGTTTGATCTTGATCATGCCATCCATCCAGTTTCCAATTCGCTGAGCCCGCTGAATTCATCGTGAATCACTGGTTTCTTGCGCTTGGGCATCACATTCACCGCGAACGTCATGGCCAGCATGTCGCCCAAGTCGGGGCTGCTGAGCCCGCGCTTCTTCATGTCCTCTTTTTTCTCTAACTGGAGCTGCCCTTTTGGCCCGAAACCGTATTCAATCCCAGTGAGGTCGCTGTCGAGCTCTGGCTCATCGGGGATTTCTGCGTTAGCGCCGAGCCATTCGCGCATCGATCCCCAAACTTCAGCACGACGATTAAAATAGGCAGATCCATCATTTGCGGGTTGTCCGCCATGAAATTCAAAAAGTCTCTCACCGAAACCACGGTGTTTAATATGGTCAACCGTTCCTGCGCCAAGGCCGTCGCCGTCGATAACCGTTGCATCGGGCTTCTCCTGCTGTATCAAACGAATTACTTCCTCTGCTACCCAAACCGTATCTTTGCCGCGGTACTTTCCAAGGATTACGGCTTTGCGGCCTTGCCGATAGCCGATAACGGTCTGGTCGTCACCAAATCGCGCAACATCCACTGATATGATCTTGGGCAGAGCTTGGTAGCCTTCAGCGCGATATTTGCGACAGGCTGCCACAACGTCTGAAGCGATGAACTGAGCGGAACCAGCACGCGGGAATTCACCCCGCACGCGAACTCTAACGAAGTCCGAATCCTCGCCATAGTCAGCTATCCATTTTTCGATCTGCGCCTTATTCGTGCCTTCGACAGTGCGGCTATCGATTTGGAAGGTTTTCCACCTGTGCTTAAAGCGACCAAAACACTCACGAAAACGCCCAGTATTCTGGGTAGGGTTGCCAAACGCGAGCCAGATGATTTCCGTATCTTCATCGGTCAAGGCTCCTTCGGCCACTTCCCAGACCTTATCCGCAATCGCGGAGGCTTCATCGAATACTAGAACGATTCTGCGGCCTTCATTGTGCAGACCTGCAAACGCTTCTGTGTTGTGTTCGCTCCAGGTTTCAAAGTCCGTGCGCCAGTTCTCAGGGCTTGAGCAATCCATCATGCGGATGCTCGTAGCGCGCACATCAAACCAATCAGCTCCTAGACTTGACCGGAACCACTTTGCGACCTCTGGTGCCGTCTTTGTCGCAAGCTGGGCTCCAGTGCCGGCTGTAACTAGAATCTTGCTGTTAGGGCAGGTCGTCATGGCCCAATGAATCAGCATCCCCATGAATGCTGATTTGCCGATACCGTGGCCCGAGCTTACAGCTACCCTGCAGACTTCATTGCGATTGGCGGGATTCGATACGTGATCCCCGATATGCTTCAGAATCTCCGCTTGCCAGATCCGCGGCCCGGTAGACTTCAGCCGCTCCGTTTCCCAAGGCCAGAATGCTTTTACGAATGCGAGCGGATCCGTGGCGCAATCCGCAGCCAATTCCATGAGCATTGTTTCCGGCTCAGCGATCACTTACCGGCCTTCTTTTTGGCTTCCAATACCTGTTCAAGCGTCAATTTGCCAGAAACTTCCATCGCTACCTGCTGGACTACCTTGCCCTCGACACTCTCTTTCATTTCCCGCCGTTCTAAAACTCCAGCCATGCCACGGCTGCTAATCGTCTCGATGATTTGCTTCTTTAGATCAGCCCGGCATTTGGGATCGGCCAAAATCTCCTCATAAATCTCAGTTATTGGCCGTTTTTTAGGTCGCCCGCCAGGATTGCCGGATTGTCCCTTAGGGAAAGGACGACCAATCTTTTTTGCTGTTTTTTCGTTGTTCTGAGCGCGAGAAACCGGGTCCACTAGACTTTCACTTTCAACTCATGCAGGAAATCTTTGTCAAACTCAGTGAGGGGCAAATCTTCCGGCTTTTGCATGGCCTGCTGCTGCTTAATCTGGGCTATCTGCTGTGCTGCCTCTCCAATGGGCCCGCCCAGCGAATAACTGTGGCGATTGGCCAGCATTCTCTGGAATAGGCTATTGTCGTCGATCATGCTGCTGCGCTTTCCATCTCTGCAATCATCTGCGGGAGACGCAGTTGCAATCCCTCTGGCGTTTCCATGAGTTCACGCACTCGCTGCTCGTCAATCTCCCAGACGAAATGCCCTGCCAGGAATCGCTTGAGCTGCGTCGGTGTAACATTCAGCCGCTCTGCTAGGCGCGCCAATTCCCTGAAGTCGTGGAAGATCATGGTTTTCTTGGCGCCGATATATTCAAAACGATTCGCATCGATCGCGCGCAATTCACCCGCCAGCAGGAGCTGCTCTTTCTCTTCTGTTGGTACTTGCTCTCTTGTTCCGTCCTGGTAATAAATTAGGAAACGCTTGGTTGGCATTGTTTAGAGAAAGAAAGGCCTACTGGCCTTTCTGCGCCATACTCACTGTGCTAACGCGTGAGGCGCATACGCGGTACTTTTAAAGGGAGCACTCATTCGTTTTCTCTCGAATGACGCTCCCCCGGAGGTGGCTTTCGAAGTGGATTCTGTGGCGAGTGTGCGGAAGTGAACACTTTACTGTCAAGAGAAAATCAGGTTTTCGCTGTAGAAGTGCCCATATATAGTGTTGGCGCCGCCGCTAATGGCTTTTCATTCGTCCAGAAACGGTGCCTGCATTTCTTGCACTCATGCCGGCGCCGATGCAGCCTGGCTTCCAGTTTTTTGCTTTCGATGATCCGTGTTTTGCCGCCACAGCCTGATTTCGTGCAGAGCATTTCCATGTTAGATCCATTCCTCGCGTAAGCCTTTTGGTCCCCAGCCATGCACACAAATATTTCCACCGGCTGCCAGCCATCCCTCTAAATGCACGCTGCTGCGAATCTTTTTGAGCCGCGCATTAACATTTCCCCAACTAGTGGTTTGCACCAGTACTATGCCACCGCCTAACCGCGAGGTGTAGGCCAGAATGTCCCCAAAGCCGAAACAATCCTGCGTGACATGCTTTCCGGGTATGGGCAGCCGGCGCTCCACGATCTGGCACGTCCATCCGCTCTTAGCCAGATAGTCGAGGCTTAACTGCATCGGACTCTTGCTCACTTGCTTTTCCTTTCCGCCCTGCGCCGTCGCGGGGATGGGCACTCCAAATAAGTTAGAATATCCAGAGCGGCATTGTGGCAATCCGTCCACATCTTTTGGTCGCTGACCTTCCAGCCATTGAAGTAGCTGACATGAGCAGCAATAATTTCAGCAATCTTTACCAGCTTCGCCCTACTCATTGCCCTTCCCTCCCCTTAGCCGTTCGCAATTTCCAGTAGCACGTCTGCGTGACAAGGCTGGTCGAGTGGGCACCAGCACGCTAAATCTTTTCCGCGAAGCTCCGCTACTGTCCTGTATGGCGTTACCATCGTTCGCAAGTGGCGGAACATATCTACCGCCTGAATCGGAGATTCAATCAGCGTGAAACCTTCCTGTTGCTCACGGGCTTGGCACCAGATCATGCCCATCTTGCCGATTGCGAAATAGCCCCCAACCTTGAACGGATTACCCCAGATCGTCGGCCTTCCCACATAAACAGCGCCTTCCGGCATTTTCCAGCCCTTCGTGCGCTTGCGTTGAATCCGCTTTGGCATCACTCCCTCCCCTTAGCTCCGTGGCTCTGCGCTACAATAGGCATCAGCGCCATCGTGTATGTGTCCGCACTTGCTGCACGGCTTGCCGGTGTAGTTCCAGTAGAGTTGCGGTGGCTCTGCGCTGACGAGAGAGCGAATGGCTTCAGCGTCGAGTTTGTGACACGCGACATTCGACTTATCGCAGCCCTTAAAGTTTGCTTCGCACGCCTGCGCCGCCTTCTCAGCCATTGCCCGTTGGCCACGCTGGAAGGCTGCCTGCTCCACTGGCGTATAAAGTTTCGAGTAAACCTTACCCAATATCTTATGAGCGTTTTCTTGCGCTCCCGTGTAGGCGTTGCGCTCGTCTATGTCTTGCTGGCTCTCCGGTTGCGCTTTCTCCTGTGGCTGGGAAGCGAGAGGCTCCATTGAATGAAACGCCGCTGTCCACGCCGCCTCTGCGATATCCTCATGGTCGGCGTAGTGCTCATCATGGTATTCAACAGAGTTGGAGTAGTAATTCCACCATTCAGAAAAACTGTGTGCTTTCTGTGGCTGGTTCGCTTGGCGGCGACGTTCAGCAGACGCTTTCACACCCTTATCTAACGACTCCTGCGTGAACTCGCCGTTCCATTCGTAGTCGGGACGGTCATCCGTGATATTCAACGGTTTCAACTCGCGTGCTTCCTGCTTTCTCTCGCTCATCGGCCACCACACACTTTCAAGCCTTCACTTACGCCTCTCATCCAAGCGAGATGATAAACCTGCATCATTTCGCCTATGACGATTGCCAAGCACCACACTATCCAAGCACAAATCACAATTCGTTTGTAACTTCGCTCGCTCATCGCTGTTCTCCCTTGGCTTGGCGCTCCAGCGCGTATTCTGAATTTGGGTCGAGCCACTTGCATTCGATACAGCGATAGTGGCCGTCTGTTTCGCACTCAGGTCTGAAATCGCCGATGGATACAAAACCTTTTGCAAAATCAGGACAATCTAAATCGCCAACATCGCGTTGCTCTCTAACAAATTTCCTAGTCGGCAGATTTATCATGTCCACTTCCCTTGGCTTGGCGCTTGGCTGGCAACGCAATCCCCGGACGAAAATTGCAGCAACTACAGTCCATGCACGCCCCGCTGCGCTTGTCTCCGTCAACGTAAGGAAAGTGTTGGCTCTCTTTGTGACCGCATTTGCACATATCGCTCATCCCTTCCCCTTTCGCTGGCGCTGGCCGGATTCACGCGGGTAAAGCACAATATGCTGAACTCCTAGAATCGTATCCAGCCGCTTAATCCAAGTTTCCCAGTTCGTTCCTTTGCCTTCGCGTTTAGCGATGGCGTGAGCACTGCGAAGTGCTTCGTTGGCGTCTTTAAGCATCTCCCATAAAATTGCGCCGTCTATCTCGCGAAACTTCGCTTTGGCTTTCTCGCTCCGCTTCATCGGGTGCTCCACTCAATAAAAAACGGGCCAACATGAGCAATGAAACCTTGATACATTTTTGTGTACCAGCAAGCCCACGGAGGCCGATAAAGAATTTTCATCGTCCGCTCTCTTTCTCTGGCTGGCCCTGCGCTGCTGCGAGAGCGGCATTCAACTTCCCATAGACCGAACATAGATTACAGTCAGGATAGAAACGCGGTTCTTCTGCAAAATGGTCGTTGTCTCCGAGCAGCTTAGAAAGTGAGTAAATTTCATCGCTGCTAAACTCGACAACGAATTTGCGTCGCGCTCGCATCTTCTCGTCTGCGCCGCTCATGGCTGCAATCCAATTTTGGCCATCCGGTAGAATGACTCTCCGAATTGCGCGTAGAAATCTTCCTTTGACAGTTCTTGCCGTTCGTCACAGTTGCGGCATTTTCTCCCAGGCCGGTGCGGGTTAGGCCCCATCAGGTGAACAATCATGCAAGGACGCCAAGAGTGTTCACATTTCGGCTTACGCCAAGTACGCCAGAGTTTGAGTAGCGATTTCACAGCTTCCCCCTCCACTTCAGATACTGCTTCACCACCAGCTTGTACACATCCTCATAGGCTGTGCGGCCCTTGTTCTTGCCGCTGAGCGCTTCATTCGCGCAATCGACGGCATGGAGCCATAGCTCGCGCTTCTCTGCTTTGGTTAGGGTTTTGTTGCTCACTGTCTTTCCTTTTCAAGTTTTTTAACTCGCTCACTCAAATTTTCGAAGCACTTGAGAAGAGTCAAATTGAATATTGTTAGTATTACAACGAAGCCGAATAATACCCAAAGTTTGTCCATTACCTGATTGGCTTCCATCCTTCACCATCCTCTCTGCTGCGCTCAACTTGTGGCCGGTCAGCCACATGGATGCTCGATATTCCACGCTCTTTAGGGCGGCACTAAAAAGCATCGCGTGTTCTCTAGACTTGAGCGATACCCCAGGTGAAACCCCGAGCATCCATGAAGCAAACCATCTACGTACGCACCAGATGAATCACGCTGCTGCGATGCCTACATAATGCTTTCCCTATTTGTGAATAGGAGAAGCCCATCAGTTGGGCCCGCTTCGCGAATATTCTTCTAGCGCTGACCAATGCGGGGTCATGGCATAGACCTGTCAGTTGCGAAAGCAAAAAACCGGATTCTTCGCAGACATTTTGCCGCAATTGGAGCAAATCTTTATGAGGCACATCCACCTGAACAACAATCAAGTCCTCGGCCAAATCCCGGCATTCGTCGCACATGTGCTTGGTCACATTGTTCAAATCTTCTAGCCTAACACCCGCTGTAATCACAAATACCTCCTAGTGCTGAGCATTGAATTCAAAAGATCCCGCCGGCAGCGCTTGCACAGATCATGGTTTTTGATAATTCGCACTCGCCCATCTGAAAATCGCGCATTGCTTTTCGCCAACGGCGGTCGCTTCCCGCAATTGCTGCAGGATTTCTTCCGGCTTAGACGCTGCGCCGATTCGCTCACCGGATGAACCTCACTTCGATCACTCGGTTGTGCCAAGCCAGATGCGATGGCCGGCACGCGTACAAGCCGCATTTCGCGCAATCGCACCGCTTTCCACCGTGGGATTTCACGTTGTGGTGCCATTCGCCATCGGTCCAGCCAACTAGGTGAGGCTCGGTGCAGAGCTGGCAGGTTGCCGGTCGAATTTCTTCCACGGTTGAAGGATCGGTCGGGTCGAACCACGCCACTTCCCCGCCGGCATTTTCGAAGATTTCTATTCTTCGTTTTGTGTGCGCCAAAACTCCGACCAGGTATTCATGCTCGCCGCGGAAGAAAGTCTTCTTAGCGCGGTTGCGCTTAATGCCGTTACTAAAGCGACTGATTTTTTCGCCGCAGTGTGGGCAGACCATTTACCGAACACTTCCTAAGATTTTGCCGCGCAATTCTTGGTAACTCGGGTCAGCAAGCGTAGCCTCACGCTCCGCTTCGCTCAGCATTGGCTCATCTAGATATTTCGGCCTGTTACCGCGCTGCATACTAGACATCAAAGAGTCTGCCGAGTTTCGTACTTCGGCTGGCGTCGGACGGAATTTGCAAGTCTTGGCTGCTTTTAGAAATGCTCGGTGCAGGATTTCCGGGCAAATGTCTTTCAACGCTTCCTGGTAAAGAAGGGCCAATTCCTCCGTTATCTCCTCGCGGTACGTTTGCCCGTAAAGCGTCAGCCAATCGGCTACGGTGTCCGAGAGCGTTTTGGATGGCTTGCTGACTTCGCTCGCCTCTAAGTTGTTCTCTGCTAATTGTCTGTCGTGTGCCATGCGTCACCCCGTAAACTGGAAATAACCCGATCCAGCATCTGAATTCCGATTGCTCCAAAACCACTTGCGGGTCGAATCCTTCCTGCATCAATTCTTCCAATTTCTTGACTGCCATTCGCTTTGCCCGATCTGTGAGTGGGGCCTTTTTTGTTTTTCTCATCTCCACCCATCCGTCCCACGCTTCCTTCGGTATCCAACTTGGAACCTCGAAAGTTTTTGTCATGCACTCCCCTTGGATACACCCCCGCTTTTTCTCCCGCAGTTACAGAGAGCCAAATCAATCAGGGATGAACTGTCACCACCAAAAAACTGTGCCATTTGCGGTCGCCTGTTGAGAAGCGGTGACTCAGAGCAGGACTATTTACTGGCACAGCCTAAAGCGGTACTTCTTCAGCCCTTCATTCAGCCGAAACAACCGGCTCAGGAGTGACGGCCCCAGACCTGTTTTTCTCTACTAATTCACGCCGTCTGTGCCCTCAGTAACCCTTGCCGACGCGCATGTTGAATCTGCTCGCTAAGCCGGATGCACATCTGCCGGCGCTCTTTCTTCATCGCCTTTTCGTCGAATAAGAGCTGGACGTTCTTGCAACTCAGGCACAGCAGCGTCTTTGCTTCCGTATATCCGTGCTGACCGCACTGCTGGCAACGGGTGTCTGGAACCATTCGAAGGTGAAGTACTGGTTTCATTTAAGCCGCCTCTTTTCTGGGAAAGTGATATGCGAGCCGATGGGCCTCGCAGCAGAATTTCTGTTTTGACTTCCGACGATTCGGGCGGAATGACGATTTGCAGTATCGACAAACGCGCCAGCCGCCCGGAAAACGCACTTTTCTAACTTTGTGAGCCTTAGCTCGTACTTTCCTCAATCTCGTCTCCCCGCGCCGTTTCTACGCGTAGAACAGCCACGCCTGCTTAGAATCCCAAGTTCTTTTCAATTAGGCTGAACGCCAAGGTAATCAGCGCCCAGGAAATGAACGACACAGCCACTACCTCGGCAAAGAACATCGCGAGTGCCCATCCAGAGATGCGGAAGCCTGGACGCTGCTCCGCATAGCGTCGCTGGAAATTACGGATAGCTTCCTTTTGCCGCTCATCAAGTTCGGAGTCTTCCCACGAGTAGTGCTCAATCTGAGTTCGCATCTTTTCTCCTCATACAGCTTTATCCCTAGGTAGAAACACGACGAACAAACTACGAAAGTCCGAGACAATTTTTTTTAGTTAGCTTCCTGGTACAGCACTTTTCGGTCTGGCATTGGGAAGTGCTTCTCATGGCAGGGCGTGCAGATGCCATGCGAGATCCCGCCCTCTGAATCGTGAAACTCATTCAAGCAGTCGAAGCAGAGCCTGTTGATTGGCAAGGCAGAGAGCTGTGCCATCACCAAGAGGTTCGCGGAACCGCACGTTGCGCACTTTTCACCGAGCCATTCTCCGCACCAACCGCAAACACAGATCATTGAGATTCCCTTTCTGCAGCGCCGGAGAGTCTTCTCGTCCTCTCCGGCGCTGCGCTTGCCTAATCCGCGGCAACCTGCAAAGACTTCCTAAGAGTTGCTTCGATTTCGTTGTCAGGAGTTCCGGTTGATTTCTTTGCCTGATATTCTTCTTCGATTTCCTGCGCCCATTTCCAGACGCTCATCGCATCAAGGAATTTCGGGAATTGCAGGTTTTCGGGCTTGGCTGCCACGACTTCAAAATTAGGATCTGTTTCCACCTTGGGAAGGCGCACGATTAACCCTTGTTTCGGATCACCGTGGCCCATTTCGCGGATGGCTTGGCGGTATGCGGCGTTCTGCAGGTGCGCTTCGCCATACACGGCCTTGCCAGTCTTCCAGTCGACTACTGTGAGAACGCCTTCGACTTCGGCGAGCAGATCAAGCGTTCCGGCGTAGCCATATTTGCTGGACCAAATCACTTGCTCGACGGCGATCGGCTTGAGCTTCACCGCACGCCGCCAGTCTTCCCACGCCATGAAGGCCCATTGAGCTTTGTCACTAATACGCGGTGACGGGCCCGCGTCGTAGCACAACTCACCTTTTAGCGTCCATTCAATCAGTTCATGGACTTGTGAACCGATTTCGCCGGCCTTAGCCAGTTCCTTTGCGTGAGCCTTTTCCTTGCCGAGCCGGGTTTCGAGACTTATCAGCCATCCGGCGCGCGTCATGGATGGAGTTTTGGCGACGTCTTCGTACAGGTCAGCGGAAACCTTCGTTACCATCTCGCGTTCTACTTTCGCTGCCCAAGCCATCAAGGCCGGTTTCCCGATAACGCTCAAGATCGTCGTAACGCTGGGCAATGTTCCGCAATCGTCGATTTCGTAGAACCGCCCTGCGCGTGTCTGTTTCCTGTTTTGTATCGTTGGGGTTTTCATTTTCGGCCTCCTCAAAAGGGCACATATTCGTCATGGGAGGCAGCGCCGTTCCCGTTTCCGTTGTGATATTCCTTTTCGCGTTGGGCCACCCGCACATAGTCATCACTCACGCGAAGTTTGGTGGCATTGCGAGGCATAGGAACTACCGCCTGCACGTTTGCGTAGACCTGGCCCTCGTCCTTGATGTTGTGAATGATTTGCAGTTGGCAGTTCGCGCCGAGTAGCTTTTCGATGTCGAACTCGCGCTCCTCATCCTTGGTGAACTTCCGGCCGCGCCACGCTTCCAGCATTGGGCGCAGCTTGGATTTTTCGTGCAGGCTGGGTGTGTATTTCTGAACAATCAGAAACCGCTTGCCGGTCTTTTCGTCCACTTCCTCGAGCTGCCAGCGGATCTGAATCTTTTCCTGCGCCCCGAAAGGCGTCTGAACGATTCCGAGGTCTACAACATCGCAACAAACGGCGGGCCACAATCCCTCTGGAGCCACCGTGTACTCACTTTCTTTTTTCCTTACATAAATCGGCATGGTATTTCTCCTTTTAGATTTGTTACTTCTCGAACCGTATGACCCGTTGTGACAGTGCTTGACTATTTACGACGCTTTCTCCCTTGCTTAACTCTTCGAACCGGATACCCTGGATCACAAGATGAAGTATCTGGTTCTCGATCGGGCGGTTGTTCATTTGCGCCATCGCGCGCACTTGCCACGCGAGGTCGCTGGGATAACGCAGTTGTTTCGGCAGCCGAATCCTCTCGGTTCGTTTGCCCGTGAAACTCATAACTCCTCGTCATTTCTCCCCTCACGCAGCGCCCCCTGTGATTGGCCCCTTGCACGGCTTCGCAGGCCACAACGCGGGGACATCGCGTCCTACGAGGCGTTCAAGCTCTTTGCGCGGAACAAGAATTCGTGCGCCAATCCTTCGTACCTTCAATTCACCGCGCGCTACCAATTGATCGAGAGTGCTCAGACACACAGAGAGCTGCGCGGCTGCTTCCTTGCGGCTGTAGAGAAGCCGGTCCATTACTTGCCCTTCCTGCGAAGAAGTTCGTTTAGGTGGGCTACTTGAATCGCCTGCTCCCAAAGCGCTACGGACTTGGACAAGGCGATTTGCGTGCGCAGGTCCAGGCTTTTGTGTCCAAGAGTTTTGATAGCGTTCTGCTGCCACTTCTGCATTTGCTGGATAGTCATGCCGCTGCCTCATTCTTCCGTTCTACAAATTCGCGGATGGCAATCCGCGCGACTTGCGAAATGGTGCGCTCTTCGTTTTTGGCAATGTCTTCGAGTTTTCTGCGCAGGTCGGAGGCAACGCGCACTCCGATGACCTCGAAGTCTTGGTTCTTGCGGGATGCTGCCATTTCGGTTCACCTCGTGTACATCGTTAACGATAGGATATGAGATAAATGTTGTCAAGTACCATTTACGGGTAGTACTGTAAATTTATGGGCGACTCTCGTGTGAATGCTGGCGTCAAAGTGCCGCCGCAGCTCAAGCGGGCGCTACAGGACCAAGCGGAAACCGAAGACAGAACCCTTAGTAAATTGTGTGAATTGCTTCTCTCCTGGTCTCTAAAACAGCTTTATGTAGCCGGTAACTCATTGGAACTAAGCAAGTTAAATGTAAATATGCCTAGTCGTAGTACTGAAGCTCGGGTACCCCCGTACCATTCCATGCAGGGTCCCTCTGCGGTAATTAAAGAGCGGCCCGCCATTCCAGGCGGAGCTGAAATAACCAAAATCCTAGAAGAGGGTCAGCGTGGATTATCCCGAGGGCGCAAATCTCATCACTCTGAGAAAGAGGGAAAAACGAAAGATAAGTCAGGTTGAATTGGGCGAATGCGTAGCGATTCACAATGAAATCCGATTACTGAGCGTAGCGCTTGAGGAAAAACGGGCCCGCCTTCGGGAATGCCTACATGAAGGCGCGGAAATCGAGGATGGGCCGCTGAAAAGTTTCGCGTCCTGCATTGCTAGGGCAAAGAAACGCAAACGCTTGAAGCACATTCCCTTTAGGAGATTGGTCGTGCGCTGATGGCTGAGAAGAAGATTCGCGGGGTCTACGAAGACCCGGCAGGCTCTGACGTTTGGCACATTCAGTATTTCGAGAATGGCCAGCGGCACCGCGAAAAAGTGGGCAAGAAGTCGCTGGCCATAAAACGCTATCAGATCCGCAAGGCTGAAATACTTGAAGGCCGTTTCTTCGCTCCCCGCGGCGGTCGCACCATCAAAGAGCTGAACGAGCTTCTGATTGAAGACTACAAGCGCAGCAAACAAGTCTTGAAGCCGATCGAGACGTCATGGAACCGGCTCAAGCCATATTTCGAGGCGGCGCGCGCCGATAGTCTCACCACCGAACAAATCGAGCGCTATATTTCGAAGCTGGCTGCCTCAGGCCTTTCAAATGCCACCATTAACCGCGACCTTACTGCGCTCAAACGAATGTTCAGGCTGGCTTTACGATGTACGCCGCCCAAAGCCCAGCGTATGCCGGAGTTTCCGCAACGCCTCAAGGAAGCACCGCCGCGCCGCGGATTCGTCGAAGACGCAAAATATAATGAACTGCTCGCAGGCGCTTCTGAAGCCTGGCTTAAAGCCTTCCTCGCGATTGCTTACCGTTTCGGGCTCCGATCGCGCGAAATTCTGAACCTCCGCGTGTATCAAGTCGAAAGCGATTTCATCCGATTAGATCCTGGCACCACGAAGAATGATGAAGGCCGGATCGCTCCGCTGACCCCAGAAGTTCGCCGGCTACTCGCGCCCTGCCTTGCAGGGAAAGTGCCGAAAGATTTTATTTTTACGAGAGGAACCAAGCATGTGCGGGATTTTCGGGTGACTTGGGGTTATCTGGTTAGCTCGGTCGGGGTTCCTGAGCTCTTGGTACATGATTTGCGACGCAGCGCGGTACGGAACATGATTCGTCGCGGAATCCCCGAACGCATCGCAATGGCCATCAGTGGCCACAAAACCCGCTCAATCTTTGATCGCTATAACATCGTTGCCGAGGGCGATATTTTGGCTGCAGGAAGGCTCTTGGGTGACTCGCCACATGCCATTGGAACTGCCACCGGCCCGAAGCGACGAAAGAGCGAAAATCGCCAAGTAGTTGTGTTTTCACCACGTTAGACGGTTTTCAGGCGAGTATAATTCTAAACGCAACAGACAATCTGTCCGAATCAATGCCCTTTCCTCACAAGGGCTTACAGCCAAAGCACTGAAAACAAAGGGTAAGGAAACGTAAGGAGACCTAGAGGAATTACCGCGACGTGCCATTGAAACTGCCAGTGAGGTTTATAGTAGTGGGGAGATCTTCCAGTAGGAAGAAGCGCCTCCCCTATGGCGGCTGACTTTTCCCTGTTTGCGGAGTTTAATTAGCCGGTTCTGGGCGGTTTTGATGTTTAGCTTGTAACGCTCCGCATATTCGCGAGAAGTGAAGCTATTCTGAGGTCGTACGGGAATGGGACGCTTCGCAGCCTCTGCATTCAATCGATCTATCTCAGCCCAGAATTTCTCGCTCTCTGGAACTACAGGCTTGTGGCTAGATCGGTTAGAGGAGCTGGCGGCAGGTTGTACAGCTCTTTTACGATTCGGCAAGGTGCTTCCCCTCGTTTCTTGGCTTGGCCGTCCACTTCGATGAACAGGCCGCCAATATCGGGCAGCATCCTGCCCACAGAGTTTTTACGCATATAGCGGGTCTGGAGCTGCCAGCAGGGAGTAGTAAGTCCCTGCTTTGAAGCGTGCTCGCCGTAACTGAAGTGGTGGACGTGGGAACGGATGAGCAGATCGGCTTTGGGGACGCCCTTAGTGGAGTCTTTGGCGGATAGCGCTGACCACTGCATTTCCCGGTCTAGTGGGGTTAAGCGATAGAAGCCCTGAGCGACGGAGATGTGGTGCGCAGCCTCGACGATTACCCCGCCAAGCTCGAGCCAAAGGATTTCCCGGCAGAGCTTGCCAGTGCCGACGGATTTGTACTCTACCGCTTCCATTGCTCCGGCAATTGCCTCTTCATGGCCATTCCACTCTCCTACATGGTAGGGCGTGCCCTGGGTGAAAAAGAATTTCGCTTTCGGACATTTGCGGCGCAGCAGCCCAAGCGTGTCGATCGCAGCTCGCACCTGGTCATCCGGGGAAACAAGCGAGAGTTCCGCACCCTGGTTCTTGCGCTGCGGACCGTCCACGACGTCACCGTTTACGATAACGGCGTGAGGCTCGAAGACGCGCGCGCGGTCGCAGTAGTCCTGCCAGCATTCATACGTGTAGCGCTGCCCTGCATTCTGTTCTTTGATTGACTCGTCGTAGATTTGAAACTTCGGTGGGAGTAGTCCATAGATGGAACCGCAGTGGAGGTCAGAAACAACAGCGATGCGTTTCACTGGCCCTCTTTTCTGGCCAGTTCGGTCCTAAGTTCTACGGCGATTGCTAACGCCTTCTGATATATCGAGTAAAGAATGTCTCGCCGGGCGTCAATTTCTAGCGGTTTGCCGTGGCGTATCTTGTCATTTTCCTTCAGACCGTCGAGATCCCGTTTGACAAGCGAGTAGATGTCCACCTAAAAAACCCAAGTAATCGAGACTACCTTCATCAGTTTGCCCCCAAGTTTCCAGTCCTTGCCAACCTGCATTTTGATGTACTCTCCATCGAACACTTGGCCAATATCTCCAGTAAACAACACTTTGGTTTTCTTCGGCTGCGTAGCTAGTTCAATTTCAAGTTCTCCGCTTCCGCGGTCCGCGCGCAGTACTTTCACATAAAACTCGTCAAGTGGTTCTGCCTTCGCTGGCATACCGATTAGCGCAACGAAGGCAGCAATGAATTGCCTACGGGTTTTCAAGCATCCTTATTTGGCCGGTGGGGCCGATGTTGCCGCGGGATGCAGGAAGGCTTCCACTGCCGGCAGAATCGCCTTAATGTCCGCAATCAGTTGAGCGTCCAGCGTGACGCTGACCCCATTTGCGCTTGCGGCATCGCCGGCGCTCTTGACGCCATGAACGACAGCGCCAAATGCGTCCATCGCAAGAGCCTCAATTCTCCCGCTGCCTGGTACGATCAACTCGCTCACCGCTTCGACGGTGGGAGCGATTTTACTCACTGCGTCATTCACAACTGCGGCCTCGGCTGAAGCCTTCACAATTCCATTTTTGATTGCCTTGCCGATATTCAATAGCCACGTTCCTGCTCTTGCGTACCATGCCGGATGAACCGCAACCGGTGGAGTCACAACGACTACGGGTATTCCCATTTCTATTGCTCCTTTTCACTTTTTCGGTGATTCCGAAAGCTGATAGTTCCGCACTGCATTGTGGCCGTTGATGATCGCCACCGCTGCCGGGACGCCTACATATTTAGCGGTATTCCAGTATTTGTTTGTCTCATTGCGCTCGACGTGCCATGCAGCAGCGTGCAAAGTGGTCTGGATAGCAAAGTATCCCAGCGAGACTCCTGCAATCCGGCCGTTCGATGGGCGTGGACCGAAAGCCCAAGTATTTCTTTCTGTGAGTCCCAAACCAATCCCCCGGGAAGTGGAATGAGCGTCAGCAGCGATCGCGGCGCCGATAACTGCTTCCCCGGCCCACCATTTCCAGTCGGTATACCAATGTTTTGGCTGGGCATCAGCAGAACCGCAGAGCAGTGCCGCAAGCAGTAGGATTCCTACGAATCGTTTCGTCATTTCACCATTTGGGCGAGCGAACCGCCGAAACCCGCTAATTCCTTGAGCAGCGCCCAGCCGAATTTTGTCGGGTGCATGAAATCGTTGCGAATCTTGTCTGTCACTTGCCGAATGTCGGCTGCCGTGGCTGCCGTTTCTGCGCTGGTTTCGTCCAAATGTTTCAGCGTGTCCGCGATGGCCGGATCGCTAAGGTTCCGCGTTGCCGCGCGCATCACGCTCGAGGTGTCCGCTGTGAGTTTGTCGGCATCGTTAGCGATGCGAGTAAAGGATTCTGTGGAAGTCTTTTCCAGCTCAACTAACTGCGCGCTGTTGACCGTAATGGCCTGCCCGATCTGCGGGAGCACTTGCTGGTTGAGCTGGAAATCTGTGCGTTTAATTAAGGCGTCGAAGTCTTCGAACGACTTCTGTGCTGCCTTCGAGGCTCCAGTAGCGTAGAGTGCCTGGTACTGGCTGGCTTTCTCCCACTCTGCAGTTGCGTGTCGCACGTTGGCCGATGTCTCAGCAGTCTCGCGGATTAGCCGATTGGCATTGTCGAGGGTATATTCGGCTTTCGGTTGCAGCGTGCGTACAGCGTGCGTAAGTATCAGCAGGAAAGCGGTCAGCGCAATGAAGGCCGCGAGCTTAGCTAGTCGGAGTACTGTGTCCATTTCCCGTAATCGCGTCTGCCCAGCCCTTCCAGAAACGTGCTTCGCTCGCTAGGACTACCCAGAAGATTGCTACTCCGAGATGCGACCAACCTCCGAACGTGTTTACATTAAAGTGCTCCGGATCTGCCAGAGGAAGGCCAAGAATCAATCCGCATGCCGCGCTAACGCCGCTCTTGAGTGCGCCGATGAGAAGCAACTTGGTGGCTGGTGCCATTTCACGTCTCTCCTGAAGCTGCTTGTTGAACTGTGTCGTGATTTGAGGGTATATCAACGTTGTACTTCGGCACTCGTGCAATCACTTGGTCTGGGTAAAGCGCATTTCCTCCACCATTCCAGAAAAACAGCGCCTTGTGTGTATCGCCGTTAGCCTTGGCGAGTTCCTTGGCGAATTGCCTACATCCCCATTCGAGCGCAGTAGCCGGATCAAGAAGGCTGCTCAAATAAGTGTTCGCGAATCCGAGCTCCCGCGCGTCTTCGCCCATCAATTGCATGAGCCCCCAGGAGAACGAGCGTGAATACGCTTCCGTTGCGGTATGGATTTTGTTGTTGGTGTAAAGGACCGAAATGTATTTCGCGAAGAACGCCGGTTCATAGCGGGTGGCCCAGGGATTCCAGCCGCTCTCCTGCTCCACAATTGCACAGATGAGTGCCGGATCAAGGTTGTGCGCTTTGGCTGCGGCGATCGCCAGCCTTACCATCTCTTCATTTGTCATGGTTGGCGTCAATCTTCCGCTCGATGCGTTCTAATCGCTGTTCAAGCGCGCGCATTCGCATATCGAATTCGAATTCTGTCACTACCGGCTTGTGCTCCAGATCCTGAATTCGCCTCTGGCTTTCATCGGCTTGGGCTTGCAGCTTCCCATAAGAGAGAACGCTGCTGACGATCAGACCCAGAACCAAAATAACGAGGTGCCAGCTTCGAACGATGATGAACTGCTCGGATTTTTCGCCGCTCATTTAATTATTTACTCAATATATCTTTTGAACATCCGCGAAAACACCATATTGCATGGTTGTCGCTCCAGTGCTGGCATAGCCGGAAGTTGAATAGGTAACGTTCGATGCAGCTCCTATTGAAGCGTAAATGCTTCCCGTTGATTGAGTTCCCAAAGTATTTGCCGCACTGGTAGCCGTAATCGTTGCCGTTTCCGCCACGCCTGTAAACAAATCCGTCCATCCTACGGTACAAGACGGCATGGTACTGGATGTAGTTGCTGCTCTTGTTACAATTACCTGGCAGAAAATCTGAACAAGCCCGGTTACCAATGTGCTGGAACCGTTTATATTTGTAGCGCCAATATTTGCTCCCTGCGTAGTGACGAAAGCGTGAGCATAGTTCCCATTTAGCAGAACGAAGCCGGGATAAACGGCCCCACCGAAACCGTTGATGTTGTATCCGGTATTTCCGCCATAGTAGCAAGGTTGCTCAGTTCCACTCGAAGCGCAGGTCAAGGAGTTTCCATCGATCAAATAGTTTGAACCGATGGCATGTTGAGTATTGTTGCCCATGATCGTCCAACCAACCATCGTTGCGCTCGACCCCGGATATTGGGCAATGAGCGGGCTAGTATACCCATTGTTATTGACTACGCTTACATTATTTATTGTATTATTTACACCTGTAAAGCCAAACTGAATAGAGGCTGGCTTCCCTGTGGAGATCGTGCAACCACTCGTATCAACATTGTTTCCACCTATAACCCAACCGCCTGCCGCAGTGCTTGGGTTATTTAATACGATAATTGCACCAAATCCAAACAACAGATTATTTTCTAATAGGCTATGCGTACTGGCATCGAAGTGAAGAATACCGCCGCACGCTCCTCCGGTAGTATGCGAGATGGTATTATTGGTGAATGTGATTGTATTTGCGCCGCCGGTAACATCGTTGTTTTTAGAAAAACATTGGCCCAGCACTGTGCCGAAATATTTATTTCGAGACATCTCGATACCGCCGATGAATGTGTCGAACTGAACGGAATAATTTGTACAGGTTCCCAGCGTCGCGTTACCAGCTCCCGTATTGTTGAAAGTTACATCATCAAGAATTCCAATGAACATACCTTGTTCAAATTCAAAGCAAGCCGTGGTCAGGTTAACGCATCCGGTGATCGTCCCACCGCGCCAAGTGAAATCGTGACAGCCAGTGCCATAGAAAGAAACTGTAGAACATCCAGTTGTCCCGCCTTGAATACAATTCCCACTGCTCTGAGCGCAATCTATGGTCGCATTTGAAACAACGCTAACACTTCCTGCCGTTCCTCCAGTTCCTGCAGGGCCGGTGAATGCCAGATTACAACTCGCTAGTTTGTATGCTTTCCCTGAGCCAGACCCTTCGATATATACATGCGATTCACCGGGCCCAGCATAAGAGTTCACCTGCGCCAGCCATGCTGTCGTCGCTGATCCGCAGTTATCAGTCGAATCGTTGTCAACCCATTGCAGGCAATTTGTTAAGCCCGCACAATTAGAAGCTATGTTGAATATGGATGAAGTAATACCACCCCCACCAGCGCTTCCACCGCTAGACGATGCTCCATAACCACCAGGAGGATTCTGGGCAAATCCACAAGCCGCTGCGAATAGAATGAATAGCAAAAATGTGAGAGCCTTTTTCATCATCCACCCGTAATCGTTGCTGTGATTGAAACTGAGTTGGTCCGCGAGCGCATCAGCAGCCGCGCGTATTTCGCATTCACGAGAACTGCATCGAGATGGAAAGTGTTATTGGTTGCATCGACGGTCGTGACATTGCAACCTGAGCAAGTTTGGTAATTGGTGTCCGAATCTTGCGAGGCTACCTGGACATCTACTTCGAAAGCTCCCGGCGCGCCGCTAAATTTCCCATCAACGCTGAATGGACTGCCAGCCCTTAAACTGGTAGGGACAAGAGAAACCTGCTGCGATGCGGCCGTGGTTCCGTTTCCCGGCGTCGGCGTCTCGGCAGCCCATACTGTGACAACTTGCCCTGGTGCGCAATTGATCGGATTGGAAGCGTTGTAGACCGGCTGAGCGAACGTAGCAGTGACAGCGAAAAGAAATGCGAATAAGCGTTTCATCTTGTCCTCATTGCAAAATTGGAATTGGCGTTGCTGGATTTGTTGCGCTGAATGAATGTGTGGTGATGACACTGGGAATCGGAAGCGCGCTCAACGGCACCGACGCGTCCATCTCGCTTCCCACAAAACTCTGTGAGACAACAACTCCATCAAGCATTAGAACGGTCGAAGCGGAACAGCCTGTGCAGAACACTCGGAACTGACAAGGGTTTAGCCATTTCGCGCCATCCTGCGAACAGCCGTTTTTCGTGACATACGTTTTTGTAGGTGACACGCTTGAAATGGTCGGTTGTGGGACCGTGGTGCTCGGTAGAGGAACTGCTTGCACTTGCGCCACAACTACAGGAGCCGGGGCGGGGGGATTAGTGGGCGTCAGCGAAGAATTATAGGCTCCAATATCCCACGCGCTGAATCCTGAGCGTGCTTGCGGCGTGCGGCTAGCTCCCGCGCTGGTATCGCTATTAAGAGTGGTTATCGAGAAACTGCTCAAATTCGTTCCCGCGCCAATAAGCGGAGCGCCAGTTAGCGGGACACCAGTTGCGGTTACGCCAAGAGTGGCCGAGGTCGTCGAATGCGAGTTTGCGCCACCGAAGAGAGTATTGATTTGGGCGTAGGTTCGGAATCCCAAATCAGGGTTGTAATATGAAAGTCCGCTTCCGTTGACAAACTGATTGTAGTCGAACCCATTAGCTACGAAGGTGAGCCCGGTTTTGTATGCCCAAAGAGCCGCACCACCACTAACAAGATTGTTGCGATAATCGGCATTGACGCCCTCGATGGTAATATTCGCAGCACCCTGCGCCGACGATGCGAGGAACGTATTGTTATAAACTTTGCAGGTGCCGGAACTCCCGACCGTGCATGAAAGCAATCCATTGGTGAGGTTGCGGTTGCCGGAACCTCCTGTGCCGATGAATACGTTATTGTAGAGGGTTTCATCACCGTCGCTTAGCTCATTGTAGACTTGCGCCGTTGTGAACTGGCCCCAATCACCGTCGAACACATTGTTGTAAATCGCGATCGAATTGATGTGGCCTGTACTGGTTTTGAAGAGATGAACACCATCATGGTGATAGCAGGGATTTCCACCGCACGCGGTAAGGGTAGTATCCCAATTAACAGGATCATGGACACGGTTATCGTGAAATGTCACTCCGACAAAACTTTCGGTAACTACTCCCACAGCCAAACCGTGATCGATGTTGTACATCTCGGTCCAGCCCACTTCGACTGGGCCGACGCCATTGCCTGTATATACTGCCCAGTTGGCATCATGGATAATCGAGTGGAGCACTTTGAACGTGATCGCTCCCGCAGCATGGATGGCCGTAGGATCAGGAGCGCTGGGAGCCGTATCTAGTGGCGAAACTACATGGACGTAGCAGTTCTGAACTAAAATATTTTGAAAAGTGACGCGAGTGCTGCTGTCTGCTTCCGCGCAGCGTGAAGCGGCCACCTGGTTCGCCAAAGAAGAACCGTTTGCTGTTGATTCGATGATTCCATTCGTAGTTTGCAGATGTCCGAACGCATCCACCGCACCGCCACCATCAACCGTAAAATCTGTGTGGCTATCGAGGTTCAGGCAACCAGTAGCTGGACAGACCGCCTGCGAGAGCTTTGCGCCGGTTTCAAAGAGGATAATTACCGGATGTCCAGAGCTGCCATTACCCTGCGCGGTCAGCGTAGTCGAAATCACCCCACACAGATGCACGATTGTGTCCGGGCCAATCTGAATCCCGCTTGGTGTTGCTGACCAATTTCCAATGGTATTGAAATAGGTCGCGATCTTGGCGTTGGCGCAACTGGTGCCGTCATTCGCGCCTGCCGCGGCTTGAGCGATATATACCGCGTTGCCGACTCCGAATACCTTTGCGATCGCCAGAAAAAAGAAGAATGCCACCAATAAACATGCTGCTAACCGTCGCTTCACAAAGTCCTCCGTATCGTCAACTCAACTGCTTTTAGGCGCGCCGCGCCAGCCGCTGAATCCACTCCCCTGCTAATTTTGAATTTGATGGAATTTCCTGCTGAGCAACCCGTGATGTTTACGCCTGTCTTCGTCGCTACCCATTGTGCATTTGCCGGAGCTGCGAGCGTGATTGTTCCGAAAGCATCGGCAGCATTGAATGCGTTATCGTCGTTCGCTGCTCCCGTTACGGATTGGCAGGAAGTCTGAATGTTCCAGATCACCGTGCCGGAAGTGCTGGAATCGAAGAACAATACCTTGGCGTCGATTGCGCCGGTCCAATCAGAAGGCAAGAGGTAGCCATATTGCGCGGATTGACTATCCGCAAAATCAAGAGTTCCCTCTTGAACGTTTGAGCCAGTATTGCAATTTGAGGCTGGCGCCGAAGAAGTCGGAAGATTCCATGCCGGAGCCGCTGTTGCGTTGTTGCAGAGAGCCCCAGTAATCATCACCTTCGAAGGAAAAACGATTGCGGGTGTCGGATTCCCTGCCACGCCGTCACCGTTGGTCCAGGTCAATGCGCTTCCGCTGGTTGGCTGCAAAGTGCGATTTACAGAGGTATTCAGCCCCGTGCGCACCATGATTCCGTTGCCGCCAGGGTCCGTGACTCCCGCACCGGTCCCAGTCCCGTTGTCAATGATGTTTCCATTCGCATCGAATCCGGCATAATGAGCCGCGGTCAACGCGCCGCTCGATTGCGCCACGCGGCCGGAATTCCCGCTTAGGGAAGTAACGGCATTCCCACCATTGAGCGTGATGCTCGGAACGACCAAGCCGCCGAGCTGTGTTACCAATCCTGTTTTGTCTACCTTCCATTGGCTCGTTCCGCCGAGTTGGAAATCTGCGAGCTTCGAAGCTGCTCCAGAGCCTGTATTCGTGACATTCAACAGGAAGGCAGTCGCCACGCCCGAGGTGTTCCAGGTTGGCGTGATACTCATTGCTGGAAGAACCTGTGAACCATTCAGAGAGTTGAAAACGGTAAGCGGAACGGCGGTTGAGCCAAGTAAGGTTGCAAACTTCCCGAGAAATTGCGAGCCAGCGCCGTTGATGGCAGCCACATTCTCTGTAAAAGTGAAAGCGGTTTTCGCCGCCGTGGTGAGCTGCCAGTTCCAGGTTTGAGCATTGTCTCCGTTATTGATTGAATTCGCACCCGCAGCGGATAGGAGCGCCGAGAGCGCAGTGGAGCCGACCCCAGTTCCGCAAGTCGCGCCATTATCGACGATGTTCCCATTGGCATCAGCCTTGAGACAGTTTCCATTCACGAGCACGCCGCTCGATTGGGCTACTTTGCCGCTATTTCCGCTGACCGAAGTTAGGGAATTGCTTCCATTCAAGGTGATACTTGGAACGATCAGGGCTCCAAGTTGAGTCGTCTGGCCGGTCTTATCCACTTTCCACTGCGAGGTACCGCCCACTTGGAAGTCTGCGAGCTTCGAACCGGCGCCAGAACCACTATTTGTGACATTGAATAGCAAACCAGTGGCAACGCCTGAAGTGTTCCAGGTTGGCGTCAGGCTCAATGCCGGCAGGACCTGTGAGCCGGTAAGCGAATTGAAAATATTTAGGGGAACCGCTGTCGAGCCGGCGAGCGTGCCAATCTGGAAAAGGAATTGTGATCCAGCACCGTTCAGAGCGGCAGAATTCTCAGTGATCTTGAAAGCTGTTTTCGCTGCTGTCGTCAGTGCCCAGTTCCACGCTTGAGCATTATCAGCGTTGTTTATTGAGTTAAGTCCCGCGGCTGCGGTGATCGATGAAAGAGCCGAGGCAGCTCCGCCGCCTCCGCCTATCCCGCTGCCAGATTGAACGCCATAATCACTCGCGCCATTGTTATAGAGGTCGGCACCTTGCCCTGTAGCTAATTGCAGGTTTGGCTGACTGTTGAATGTCACGCCCGTTGCCGAAATTGTGACTGTGCCAGCGCCGATATTCACGACGCTGAAAACCACGCCGGGACCAATACAATTTGTGGTCGGCACGAGGATTGTTGCCGTGACCGCCACTGCGCTATTAAAACGAACCAACTGCGAAGTATCAGAGCATTGAAATGAATACGTGCTTCCGGTCTGGTCATTGACACCAGACAACATGCGTGCGGTTTTCTTCTGCGCGAAAGCAGGAAAGCAACAGCCCAGCGAGAGAATAAGAGCGAAAAGTTTCTTCACGGATGGACTCCGGTGCAGTTAATCTGCGTCCACTTAACCGATGAACTGCCAAGTGTTACCGTGCGGACGTTGACAGAGAGCGTATTTTGAGAAACGACTTGGAGGTTCACGCGGCCAGTGGTTGGATTGGAGCCGTCCACCGGGCCCACGCCATTGCAAGTCGCTGAATAATTTGCATCGGCAAAGGATGCCGGCCATAAAATATTGTTGTCACAGGTGTCAAATGATGAGCCGGTCGTAGTGCATGGTGTTCCGGTAACAACACAACCGGAAGCGCAATAGGTCACCGCTTGGATCTTCGACGCTCCGATACCGCAACCGGTCGTCGTTAATCCAAGGTTCGCATCCAGGCAGACTCCCGTTCCCGCTGTGCCGGTCACAGTGCCCGAAGTCATTATGTTTACGTCTGAGCCTTGGACGCCGGTAAGAGGAATGCCCACGCCGAGCGTGAAGTTTGTAGCCTTTAGGCTGGTGAAAATAGCCGTATTGGGGACTGTTCCACCAATCGGACAAGGGCTCGCCCAAGTGCAACCCTGCAATAGCGAAGCGTTTAGATTCGGAACCTGGGTGGTGCTTGAAATATTGAATGGCGAGGTTCCGGTCGCTACCGTGGAAGTGATTGGCCCGCTGAATGAACCGGTCGTTGATACAAAACCATTGGTAAAATTCGGAGTGCCGGCAAATGTTGGAGTCCCGGTCCAAGTGCCGTTCAGAATTCCCCCGCCGCTCATATTGTTTGGCCCGCTTGAGGTAAATCCAGAATTGAAAGTCACACTGGAATTGAATGTCGCCGTACTATTCCAGGTATTTTGACCAGTCCAGATATTGTTCAAGCCCAGAAGTGAATTCGTGCTCCCGGGAATGTTGTCCTCGCTCCAGATCTGAACACCCGAGGAATTGGTGAGGACCAACTTGTAAGCAACGCCTGTAAGCCAAATATCCGCACGGCCGGCGCTATCTAAAATCACTGGGTTGGTATTGGGAATTAGCCCTTGGGAATCTCGGTAAGTTGCCAGCGCGGTCGTGGTTCCGGCGATATACGTATAGATCCTGCCGCCAGATAGCGGATGGCCGGAATTATCGAACCATTGACCCTTGACGAAAGGTGCAAGAGATACCTGCGCGGATGCAGCTCCGCTCAGGGCACACAACAGCGCAATAAAAAGGAGTATTCTTTTCATGGTTTTCGCTTTTGTTTTGCTAGTTATTTACGAACTGAATCGCTACCATTCCAAGCATGTGGTTTTGGCTTATTGCGCTTGCTATAACTCTTGCGCTACTCGATCACTTCCGAACGAAAGAACATCGGGATTGGTATGAGAAAAAGTGGTTTGGCAAAAGCCGCTAAAGCCCCAGCAATCTCTTCAACTCATATCCCGCAACGCCTGTAAGTGCGGCCTTCCATGCATTTTTCTTGATCGTGTCGGTCCATTCCTGCAAAGTCATGGCGTTGTGATATTCCTTCATCGCTTGCGCGAATTGTTCGCCCTTCCCCTGCGTATCGGCTGCACTTTCCAAGCTGTCCTTAAGCGCACCGTTGAGCTGACCAACAAGCCGCGCCATTTTAGGATTCAGCGCCATTCGATCACTTGCAGAAAGGCTGGAAATATTCGATTGAAAGTCCTTCGCCTCGGCGTATGTGATTGGAGGTCCATCCTTGGCAACAGCCCTGACGATTAGCTTTCTGACGGCAGATGGAAGCGTGGCGCCACGCTGCGACTGCTCGTATATCTGAAGGGCCACGTCACCGGGTTTAGCCATATCAATCGGGACATCGCCAGCAGTCTGCCTGATGTCTTGAAGGGCCGCGCCCG